GCTTCAAACAGCGCGCCGTTGGTGAACTGGGCTTCGGCCGGCAGCTTGGCAGCGGACGCGGCAGACGATGCAGCCATGTACCGAGCCGGAGTCACGGCATCGCCCAGGTTGATGGTGGACGACGCGGTGCCGGCGGCGCAGAAGATGGCGGTGCCTGGCATCAGGCGAGCGCCGAAGGGCAGATAGCCCCACGAAATCACGTCGCCGATGGCCACACCACCAACTGGCACGGTGTAAGTACTGATGAAGGTCTGGATGTCCGCACCTTGCAGGTTCGGTTTAACCAGGGTTTGCGGGTAAGCCACTCGGGCTGCCGCGAGACTTGCGAGAACGGTTGCCATGTTTAAAGCTCCTGAATCAATGAGTTGGGTTGTGAAGCGCCTGGCTTATGGCTCAAGGCAGGCGATCTCCACGACTTTCTCTTCTTCGACCCGGACGGAGCCGATAGACATCTTGGCGTAGATGCGGACGTTGAAGCCCTTGCCTGGATCTTCGCCAACCTTGGTCATGATGTCCGCGCCCTTGCCCAGGGTTACGCCGGACTTGGCGTAGGCGTACAGGAAGCGAGTGGTCGATACCTTCGGGCAGCGCTCGGTAGGAATCCAGTTGAAGCCCATCCACTTGCCGCGCACGCTGCCTTCACGCAGGAACTGGCCGGCGAGGTAGTCGGTGCTGGTCAGGGTGGTGTCAGCCAGGATCTGTGCAGCGGCCGCAGCGTTGTAGAGCATGTACAGCTCTTCGCCCGCTTCCTCGTCCGCTTCGTTGGTGCGGAACAGGGTTTTGGCCTGGATGATCTTGGCCTTGGTCAGGTTGGTGCCGCCGACGGCGATCTTCTGCGCGGTAGGCAGGATGATATTGCCGCTGGTGGAGCGCGAGTTGCCGCCCAACGAGCTGATGATTACGTCGTCCTTGGCACGGTTCAGCGAGGCAACCATGGCCTTGACGTAGTCCGAAGTCGGGTCAACCAACATACGGATCTTGTCCTGGTCATCGACCATGTCGCCGTCTTCCCAGTCGTAGAGGTCGACGTAGCGGGTCGAGTGCGGTTGATCGTTGATCGGGGTGTCGCCGTGGCGCTGGGTGCGGCGGGTAGCGGTACGCTGGCCCAGGCGGTTGATCGACTTGGACATACCGACGATGTTGGGCTCTTGCGCAACAGTGGTCTCAAGGCGAGAGGTGGACTGTTGAGCAACGTGGCGGAAGTTGTCAGCGAACTGCTGGACAAACGCCTCGGTGATTTGCTGGGACATATGATGCACTCCAATGCAGATTAGGGATTGCCTGCCGGTTGTCCGCATCGCGGGCCGGGATTACCTGGCGTGCATCGGCTTTGCTGCGCCTCGGGGCTTTCCGGGTGTCTGCGTGCCATCGCAGGCCGGCCCATTGCTGGGATGCCTGCGATGTTCGTGCGTGGGGGGTGTCGGTTTCCCGACTATTTGACGCGGGGAGTTAGAAGCGGGTCTTCGGCTTGCTGTACTTCTGCTCGTACATCGCATCGAGCTGGGCCTGGACGCCTGGGCGCTTGGGATCGTGCGCGGGCAAAGCCTGGAGCTGGGCGCGCAGTTCAGCGGCTTTGATGTTGAAGTCAGCTTCGTTGACCTGGGCGCCGCCGTTGATGGCGTTGTCCTCCTTGAGTTCGCGGCCGATGTTGGCGGTGAACGCAATGAAGTCCGGGTCGTTGCCATACTTGGCCTGGAGCGCGGCGAAGTTCCCAGGCTTGCCCGGTTCACTGGCGAAGGTCTCAGCAGCGCGGTACGACGCACGCACGTTCTGCGTCATAGCCTGCTCGTCACCCCATGCGGCCTTGAGCGTCGCGGCGCAATCCTGCTGACTCAACTGCACCCCGCCCTCGACCAGGCCGGGAGCTGCCTTCATGTACTCGCCGATCACGTACTCAACCTGGGCATTGGTCAGGCCCTTGGCGTGCGCGCCATTGAGGAACGACTGGGTGCCCTCGTCAGCCTTGAACTCGTCCCAGTTGAAGCCCTCGACGCCTTCCAGCTTCACGGCGTATTCGTCGGCAGTCTTCGGCGGGATGTCACCGGAACCCAGTCGGGTCTCCAAGTGCTTGTAGGACTCGGCCAGCTTGCGGCTGGACTGTTCCAGGTCGAGCGAGCCGTCTTCCTTCTTGACCTGGTACTTCTCGGGGAAGTAGTCAGGCTGTGCACCGCTATCCAGCACGGAGCCGGTGGGTGTAGGTGCTGCAGGTGCTGCGGTCGATGGGTCGCCGCCCTCGGGGGCTTCGGCCATGAAGTGGTTCAGTCGGCCATGGGTAAACATGTTCATCGTCATTCCTCTCGGTCGTTAGGGTCGTCTTGGACGCCATTGGCGCGGTTAACGCGGTTCATGATGTGGTCCAGGACTTCACGGGCCCCGGCTTGTTTGTACGTGGTGAGGATGGCGTCGATGCCACCCACGGTGCAGGCGTTCTTTGCAAAGCGCTGGATCAGCAGGTCCAGCACGATGCGGCCTTCGTGGTGGTCCTCGAACACGCGCTTGAACATGTCGTCGGTCTGCTCGGGTGTCAGGCTCACGCTGCGGCCCCCCGTTGTTTAAGCGCGGCGTCGCCGGCCTGCTGCATCATCATTTGCTGCTGCTCCTGCTCCTGTGCTGCCTGCTGGGCCTGGGCGCGGTCGGCGCGGATCTTGTCCCGGTCGGCCGAGCTGCGGATGATCGAGCCAGGTACGCCCAAGGCTTCACCCTTGAAGCGCTGGGCCTCGTCCATGTCGATGTTGTCCATCACGGTAGGATCAGCCTGTGCAACGATCAGCGCGCCCTGGATGAACGTGTCGATGGCCGTCACCTCTTCCAGCTTCTGCGAGCGGGCCAGCGGCGACAGGTAACGCACAGTGAAGTTGCGACCAGCCAACGACTCAGGCGCAGTGCCCAGAACCCCGGCGCGGTAGGCAATGCCGAAGCACCGCTCAATCATCGGTTGCAGGTACTCAGTCTGGAGCCGGCCGTACACCGGGCCCAGCAGTTGGCGGATCAGGTTCACACGCACATGCACCTCGGTCGCGGTCATCGCTGGGCCATCCTGGGCCTGGAGCTGGTCGGCCATCAGGATCTTGCGGATAGAACCCTGCAGGCGCTGGATCTTGGTCTCGGCGTACTGGAAGTTGGAGCCGGACTGCAATGGCTTCATGCTCTCAACGCTGTTGGCCACGATGATCTTGCGCGGCCCAACCTTGACGGTTCGCGGGTTCAACACGCCATCATCCTCGGCAATCCACATGCCAGCGATGGCCAGGTCACCGGCTGCCAGGTCCATCCGGCACAATTCGTTCAGGGTGCGCGAGTCGGGCAAGGCATCGAACACCGGGCCCACGGCGTACACGCTGTCAGGGATCATCATCCAGCGCGGCACAACGACAGGCATTTCGTGATAGCCCGACTCACTCACCAGGCGCTTGGCCTCGACTTCCACCTTGCACGATGCCACCGGCATGTTTTTGGCCAGCTTGGCGCCGACCATGTGCGTAGTGCGTGGGTAGATGGCGTGGACGAAGCTAACCATTTCCTGCGGCTTTTCCTTGGCCAGCTTGCGCGTGCCTTCGCTCAGGTTCTCTTCGCCGAACTCGTTGACAGCCTGTTCAGCCGTCAGCTTGTACTCGCGGTACACGGTGTCGATCTTGCCGCCTGCCTTGGACGCCGAGCAGTACACGCTCGCGATAGGCCACAGATCGAACGTGAAGCCGCCCTTCTCCATGTCCTGATCGATGTACAGGGCAAACCAGCCAGCACATACAACGTCGATCAGGCCCTCAAAGGCCGCCGCATCGAAGTTGGAGGCGTGGATGTTCTGCCACAGGATGTCGGCTGAGTCATCCAGCCAGCGGCGCTCGTCCTCGCTTTCCTGGCCCACGTCCATGCCGAACCACAGCGAGTTCGCCGGGGTCAGGCCGGACATGATCCCGGACGACAAGATCCGCGCCGCGTCCGTGGTGGTGCCATCGATCATCCTTGCCTTGCGCATCTGCGCCTCGATGGCGGAGATCTGCTCAGTGCAAAAGCCACTGCCCCGGATCGGGTAGCTGTGATCGAAGCAATCGCGCCAGACCGTCTCATGCGGTGAGCGGAGTGACTTCAAGGTGCTCAGCGTTTTGGCGATCTGGTCTGCGTTCATGCGCCGAGTGTCCTTTTGCCCTGATCAAGTACGGACCCAGCAGCGCCACCAGTGGAGAGCAGGCTGCTCTCGGCCTTGCGCTTCTTGCGGGTGGCGGTCTCTTCGTTGGCCTTCTGGGCTGCCAGGTCTGCGGCCTTCTGGGCTTCAACCTGCGGATCAGGTGCGGCAACGGTCTTTGGTGCCTTTGGCTTGCTGCCCATGATCGTTACTCCTTGACCGGTGGTTCAGGGCAGAGCCAGCCTTCGCTGGTCAGAACGGGCTGCTTGATCGTGGTAGGCGTGGCAGTCACAGCCTTGGGCTTTGGAGCGGCCTTTACCTCGGGCGGCGGCTCGGCAGGCTTGACGAACGGATCACCGCCGGCAATCAGGCGCTCAGCTTCTGCCTCGGCCTGTTCCTTTGCGCCTTCACCGGCAACAACGTAATCGCTGAACCAGTCGTCAGTAGCGGTCGACCAGATCTTCCAGCGCCCGCCACCGTTATGCTTGGCGACGTACAGTGCTGGAGGTGCTGGGGTTTCAGTGACTGGCGCAGTGTTGGCGGTGGTATCGCCCGGGGTCTGCGTGGTGAGTTCTGGTGCTGGCATTGGTCTGGCCTCAGTTGGTTGTTGATCAACGAGGGCCAGAATCAATGGGTTGGGCTGTCGGGTTCCCGACTATTTGCGAGGGAGGCAGCTGGCGTTGACGTAATCGATCAATCCATTCAAGGCGATGATTGCTTCGTCTCCGTCGTTGGCGATGCCGACAATTCGTTGACCAGCCGCTGGGTCAAGTTCGGCGCGCGCTTCTGCATCATCCACGCGGCCGGGGCCTGGGCTGGTTCGCACGACGGGGCACTTGGCTGGGACTGACAGCCGCTGAGCGCCAGTGCCAAGGCGAGCAAGCAGGGCTTTGTTCTGGGCTTGAGCATCGGTGAGTACCTTCGTGTTGTCGGTGTCGAGCTGGGTCAGCAGCTTCTGGGTGGCGCGGCGTGATGCGTTGGCGGTCTCCAGCTCGCTCACACGCTGCGTTGCGGCGGCAAGGCTGGTGCTGACATGATCGAGACGCCACAACGCCAGAACAAGCGCCATGGCAAGCCCTGCAACGAGATAGCGAGCCATGGCGCCCACGGTCAGGACTCGGCGTACAGTTGCTGTTTGAGCGCGTAGCCCATCAGCGGCCATACCTTCTGCTCGGCGTTCTGGCGGGCGATCTTGCGGCCTAACTCCGCGTCGAAGTTCTCAGGACTGGCGCATGCGCTCTCGCCGGTGACGGTGAAACCGTTGCGCAGCACCAGGACACAGAAGGTCAGCAGATCCAGCGACTTGTCGGTGTATTGCGCCATATGTGGATCACTGCCCTGCACACCATCTTGGGCGGTGAAGTAGACACACCCCTTGATATTGGCTTGCAGGTCCGCCGGAGTGACGCGCGGCGCGGTCAGGCCCTTGGCCTGGATTTCTTGCTCAATCGATTGATCGTTCACGGGTATTACCTCTGCGGTTGGGGATTACTGCACGCTCATGCACTTGGCATGGCGCTTCAACTGCCGAGCCCAGACTCCAGCACACCGCTTGTTACCCGGCGTGGAGCAGTCGAACCCAGCGGCGTACTTGTACTTGAGCAGGTCGTTGCAAGCCTGGGCGTAGTTCCCGGCCAGCAGGTCACGGCGCGGTGAGCCCTTGAGCCAGGTGCCAATGCCGTACTGGCCCACGAAGTCCATGTACACATCGAACTCAGTTTGATGCAGCGTGACACCCGGCAGTGACGCGGCGAACTGCTTCTCGGCTTGGCTGTTCAGGTTGCGGGCCAGGATCTCGGCGCGCTGGGGCGTGATGGTGTCGCCCATGCGGACTGGCGAGCCGTCTTCGTAACGGGTCGAGCCGTGGCCGATGGTGGGCACGTCGCCCTGTGTGGGGATTACTGCGGTGGTGGTCAAGCCTTCGTTGGCCTGCCAGGTAGCGAAGCCGGCGGCGCTGATGCTCAGCATTCCTACGGCGATGCGCTGACGCAGTTGGGGGCTCATGAACGTGCACGCTCTTTCAACGACTCAATGCGCGCGGCGCTTTCGATGGACTCGCGTCGATCCTTGCGCACCTGAAAGTACAGGTTTGTCAGCAGGCCCAGTACCGCGATCACAACGCCCGACACGCCTATCCAGTTCACTTGCGAGAAGAACCCAACCAACCCCACGGCGCCGCCCGTAAGCATCCCCTTGCTGGCGACTGACGCGCCAACGACCTCTACGATGCTTTCGGGTGCTGGGTTGGCCATGCTGCTACTCCTGTCTGGTGCCGTCATGGTTGGCCTCCAGAGTCAAAAAAAAGCCCAGCGCGAGGTGGCTGGGCTGCGATGACGCTAAGAGTCGTTCTTGTCAGGTGTCGGAATCCCGACTATTTGACTGGCGTTGCGCCATCAGTTGGCGGAGTCCACACCTTCTGCCCGCGAGCAGCAAGCCAGCAATCGAATAGTTCTTGGGTTTTCTCGCTTTCATAGCGTCGGTGCTCGCCATTTACGGTGCGGCCGGGCGGGAGCAACAGATCCATATTCAACCCGCGACGTTCGCCATAGGCCAGGAACGATTGGCCACTGCCTTGCAGCAACAAATTCTCAGCCTCGGCAGCCAGCTTGGCGGACAGGCCAAGCAAGCCATTGCTCATAGCCCGACCTGCAGCATCGGCCAGGTCAATTACGCGTTGTTCGTCTTCGTGTTTCATCGGTATTCCCTCATGCTTTCGAGTGATAAGCCCACCAGTCCCCTACCGCGACCATGGGCAATGATTTACGGTCCCGGCCCGTAGCCTGGACCCAGAACGACACAAGGCGCTCACCCTCCGTATACCGAGGCTCTGCACCCTGCTTCCATCCGATCAACGTTGAACGCGGAACCTTGATCACCTCCGCCGCCGACTGGATCGAATACCCAGCACGCAGAATCCCGTTGATGACCTGGAACCAGTCAACGCGCACCTCCGCATGGGCGAGCATGGTTA